GTCCAGCTATCCATACACAGACTTTCACGTCATTGAGGGGCTCCAATTTTCTCCGACCGCGAAACAAATATATTGGGCGCTGACCACTCAGGCCGCGAAGCGCGATACAACCGATTTTGCGTCCGCTATCACGGTAATCGACCCCAAAAGCGTTCTATTTATTCAGGACGGCGGTCTCACTGCGCCGGGTTGGTATGACGGCTCGAATGCGGGACACATTAAAGGCAATCTTTTCGAGACGCCTGCCGGTGGCCCTATGGCTTGGGTTGGAGATAGGCTCTGGGTTGCGAATGACAACATGGTTTTTGCCAGCGACATCGCAAATCCGTTTAGTTTCCGGGAGGAAATTTACCTCGGCGGAGTCTCGGCATTCTTTTTTGCTGCCGAAGTTACGGCGATGGTCCCGACCCCAAGCATCGAATCGCCTCAATTGATGGTCTTCACCGGCATTAACGGCTCAATTTTGCAGGCGAACATCCGGGACCGCAACGCATGGCCCACGACTCCGAATTTTCAAGAGGAAGTTGTTCAGGTTGGATGCCTTTCGAACCGCTCGGCGCTCTCTCACTACGGTCAAGTGGTCTGGTTTTCACCTTCGGGCGTGTCAATCTACGACCCCGCGACTTCTGGAAAGCTTACAAGCCGACTTCCGGTGCGCGATAATGAAATGCTGACCAGTAAAGTCGTTTTGTCGGACGATTTGAGTCAGGTTGCCGCCGGTTCTTTCGGACAATTTCTTTTGATGAGTGTTCCGGCGGAGGATACACACAACCGCCATACTTGGGTTCTGAATCACGCGTCTCTTTCGACCCTCAGCGACGAATCCGGTCCGTCATGGTCTGGATATTGGCTCGGGACGCGCCCCGTTGAATGGGTCTCCGGAATTTTTGCGGGTCAGGAACGAATCTTTCATGTGTCTGTTGATTATGATGGTAAAAATAGGTTGTGGGAAGCCTTTAATCCAAATCGGTTGGATAACGGCTGTCCGATTACTTGGGCCTTGTTTACTCGCGGTTATTTTGGGACGACTTCTCAAACCGGCAAGCCGCCAGGGTTCAAGGTCCGGTTCCAGTGGGCCGATTTCACCGTCGCCGGGGTTGAAGAAGACCTCGACTTCGGAGTTTTCTACGCCGGGGGAACGTCCGGCGCGTTCAAACCAATTGCCAATACCTTAATTCGGGCTCTGCGCGGCTCGATGGATTCCGAAATCGAGATTACAATGGACTCGGAAATCTTCGCGTTTAAGCCGCAATCTCGAACGATTCAAACTGTCGATGCGGACCAGCAGTCTATTCTCACGAATGACGGTTCAACCGGGGTTGAACGCGAGAAAATCGCGAACATTGACCGCTCATTCCAACTTCTTGTCGTCGGACACGGGCCTTGCACGCTCCGAGAGATTCGGGCGTTCTCGTTGCCCGAACCGGAAAATCCGGCAGGAAATCCGAAGGCGTTCTGCGGAGAAAGCTGCCTTAACGCCGTCCGATACGACGGTCTCGCGACGAAGTCCAACAACTTCAAGTCGGTGGTTGATGCTTTATCGGACGCGCCCGAATCTTTCTACACGTCAAACAAGACCGTAGTGCTGGAGAAGAATGGGTTCAAAGCAGTTGGAATCGGATTCGCGTCCAGCATTCTTTCTCAAGCCGCTGCCGACCGTGTCGCGACAATTGTCGCGACAAAAAGGGCCGACAAAGACTTACAAGCGATGCTCCCGCCAGTTATTTCGGTGGGGCTCGGCCTTGAACACACAGGATAAGACGTGAACGTAGTGCTCGACAATTTATTTCTTCGGAGGCCGCGTATCGAATACGTGTCGCCGCCGATTTGCGAAGCTACAGTAAACGAGTCTGGTTCCGGAGAGGTAGTGCCTACCTCGTCGGAAGACGAAGTCCTGATTGACCTTGATACTTTATGAGTCTGCAAACTACCAATCTCCTTATTCAGATGTCCCCATTGCCGTCCACATTTCGTGGCGGGCCGAACGACTTGGCGGCGGAAATGGTCCGCCGATTCAAAATCCTTTCGCCCGGAGGCTCCAACTTCATTTTCATCGGCGACATCGAACCAACTTCAAACGTCGGACCGTGGCTCAAGGGCGGAACGAAATGGTATGTCTGGGATGAGGCAACCAAGCGATACGTCCCCCAAGACATTTCCGACTCGTTTACTATTCCGTTTTGGATTGGGAATTCTCAGCCGTCTTCTCACGACCCCGAAGTCTGGTTGAAGACCGAGAAAGACGCTACCGATGTTGACTCGTCGCATGGCGCGGCCATCGGCTGGTTTCAATGGAACTCGGTAACGCTCGAATGGGAGGGAATCAGTCCCATCGTTCGCTCGGGGACCACTGCCCAAAGGCCAACTTCTCCGGAAGACTTGCAGCAGTATTATGACACTGACATACAGACTTTAATCTGGTGGGAACGGTCCGCTTGGCGCACCGTGGACGGCGTCAAGGGAGACGTGAAACAGGTTGTCACGGAACTGTTGCAGGACGCGCTGACCCAGAACCCCGGATGGGGATTTCTCGGCGACACAAACCAGTCGTGGCGCGGGCGAGTGCTCGTTGGGGCGACTACAGACCCCGGAACTAACCCGGCCAGTAACTTTCCGACCTCTCCGGGGGTCAACCCGCAGACCTCGCTGGTGACATCCGGCGAAACGGTGACTCTGGCGGGCGCTCCTAGTGCAATCACCGTGCCGCCCCAGTTGGCGCTATGGACGCTCTACAAACAGTAAGAAACTGGTAACTTTTAAGGGATGACTGTCCGCCCCATAACTGACCAAGCCGAAGCATACGCCGCACACAGAATTGTGGGCGAGTTGCTAGAGAACAAAGACTATGAACCGGGGAAACCCGCCGGGGGAGAACCCATGTTGCAGCGTTTGGTTCAACAGTTTTTATGCAATCCTCGATACCTCATGCTCGGCGCGTATGACGACCGGGGCGCGGTATTGGGATACATTTGCGGCGAAGTCCGGCCCGACATTTATGACGGTCAACTCTGCGCGTTTGAATTGTTCTGGGCCGTCCCGGACATTTACAAGAAATCCGGAGTTGGTCTCGCGCTCTTGAAAGAGTGGGAGAAAACCGTCAAAGCGATGGGCGCTGTTAAGTCGTTCATGGGCGCGGGCGCGTTCTGTCAGCCGGAAGTTCTGCGGGCCATATATCCCAAGCTTGGATATACTCTCTATTCGGAAAGTTATTACAAGCTGCTATGATTCACTTTGAAAAATTTCAGCGATGCCGGGGAATCCGAATCGACCTGCCGAAAAATCGGCAGCTTGAGTTTTGGTGGTGCCCCTTTCGTGAATTAGTTCCAAGCCATACGCATCCGACCATCGATAGCCACGTCTCGTCTATCTTCGGGTTCTTCCGGCTTTGGGTCAAAAAAGAATCGTGGTTTGTTATTCCGTTTTTTGTGAAGCGCATACCCCCGGATGCGCCGCATTCTTTCAAGGTGCTCAGTTGGCCTTTTGGCATTTTTGTGAATTTCGCAAAGTGCTTAAAGGAACGGACTAGCGCGGCTACTGACTTTGTTTTGGAGAAAAATTAAATGGGCGACATACTTGGATTCGTCGGTCAAATTGCGGGCTCTGCTATTCAGGCCGGGGCATCGAAAGATGTCACCCAGATGCAGCTAGACGCCATTGCTCGACAACAGAAACTCGTTTACAATTCTCTCGACCCGAATGTAATCGGCCCGCAGGCTACTGCGGCGGACGTTCAACGCGCCCAACAGCAGTTGGCATTGCAAGGTCAGATTGACCCCGCGTTGCTCCAGACTCGATACACTGCCGAAGGCGGCATCAAGAATCAACTTGACCAGATTCTTGCCTCGAATGCCCCGGCGGACCAAGTCGCAGCGTTGGCCGCAAAGAACGCTCTTACTCCGACTCCGGGGCTCAGTGACGTTAAGAATAAACTCGTTGACGCCGCGCTCGCCGACCTGAAAGCAGGCGCTACGCTTCCGCCGGACGTGGAAGCACAGATTGTCCAACACGGGCTCGAACAGTCCGGAATGGTGACTGGAAAAGCTACCGCTCAGGGTGTCGGCGGCACGATGCTTCGGACTCTTTTTGGAAATGCAGGAATCCAGTTGCAGGCGCAACGAGAAGCGCAAGCCGCAAATCTTGCGGGCAGCGCACAGCAACTAGACACGGCTCGCTCGCAGGTTCTCGCGTCGCTTTTCCCGAACCTGACGGCGCAGCAGACAGATCGGAAGAGCACACGTCTGAACTCCA